ATGTCTCCTGCGTTAGCACCAGAAACAAGGGTAACTGTGCTATTGGAGATGGTGTAGTCTGTCGTCAAAAGTAATAATAATCCATTTAAAAATACACTACTTTTAGCCGTTTGGAAACTACCACTAAACGCTGTTTGGCCGGCAGTCGCTGTAAAAGATGTTGAGCTAAAAGTACCGGCAGCCGCACCACCATACTCGACGACCTCAAAAATATCTCCTACAGTTGCTCCGGAAGTAAGAACAACCGAAGTACCATTTGAGGCTGTGAATGCTGAACTGTCGAGCTTGGCTCCGTTTAAAAAGCATAAAATATTGCCCACATTATATGTTACTGAAAATGTGGTTTGACCGGCAGTTGCTGTAAAGGCAGTAAAGTTATGCGCTGCACCTGCAAGAGTTAAATCTCCGGAGCTAGGCGAAATAAATACTGTAGAAGTTCCGCTTAGACTTATTTTAGAGCCGCTATTAGAAGAAGATAAAACAGTATCTCGAGAAAGTACTGTACCGGAGCTAGTGTAAGTACCAGTACCTATCTCCCAATCTGAACCGTTAGAATGTTCTATGACGTAGCGAACTTCATCGCCATTAGCAATGCCACCTTCTGCAAATGTTTGGTAGCCGGTGTCCGCAGACCCTAAAGTTACATTTCCGGTCCCCGTACTAGACGTTGACACCTTAACGCGATCTGCGAACTTAACCATTATTATTTACCTTTATCTACAGGCACTTCCTTTTTAGCGTCTTTTCTTCCATCAAGCCCGACAGTTACGCCTTTTTCCTCAATCTTCTTGACGTGCTCATCAGGCACGACACTGAAGTTTATAACTGTTTTTTCTTCAGTCATATTATGAAGGATCTGGGATGCCTATCGCAAACGATGCAAGGTTGAAAGTGTTACCACTTGTAACGCTTTGAGAGGCTGTAAGAGCACCGGTAGCTAGTAATCTAGAGTTAGTTGTGTCGAGCACGGCGTAATGAGTTGCAGTGCCAGTAGCTGTAATGCTGCCATCAGTAATTGCTGCCGCAGTAACTTCTCTACCGCCGCCGCTTCTATCCGCAGGGGCGCCAAAGCTTAATGAGGTAGAATTACCTAAAGCGTGCGTTGCGTTACCTTCGGCATATGTTGTTGCCTCTTGTGATGTTACTGTAATTTTATTGGCTTCTGTATCCAAAGTACTTAGACCTGCATCAAAAACCCTATCACCTAAACTTGCCATATTTATCTCCTATGAATAGCTGTTTATTTGCATCCTCAGACCAGAGCCGCCGTATTTGGCCTTGTCATCGTTGCCATTTATACCACTGATCGCATTTTGATACAACCCTGCCCATGTTGTGACTCTCGCGTCGTCAATCAAATAAGGGGCGCTGTGCAGCAAAGATCCGTACAGATAAGTATCTGGGTAATGTGTTAAAATCCAATTGGTTGCGACACTGTCGCTGAGTTTTTGTGTTTTACCGTAATAATAAATTTGACCGGTATAACTTGTGTCAGGCGTTGGCCAAACTTCAAAAGCTCCGGCAACCAATGCATAATATTGAGGACGTCCTGTAGAATCGTTGTTTTCGTTTCTTTTCTTTTGCAAGAATAATGGAGTAGCTAACTCAAGTGGCCTTTCATCAACGTCTAAATGAAACCTTACATTTTCTAAAAAGTCAGTAGGTAGACCGGTATATCTTGTGTTTACTGCCGCATTAGCTCTGATCTCCATACGCCAATGACGTATCTTTCGATCCATTTCTGCTTCAGCAAGAGCTATAAAATCAGGTATTACGCTTGTTAAGTCATCTCTATTAAGCCAGTTAGCTATCGATGCTTTGAGCTCTGTATAAGTTGTAATGCTCATAATGTGCCGGCCCTTGTTCTAAATACTTGGTTATTACTATCGTTCAGCCATTTACGCATCGCCTTTGGATCATCTGCAATTCCTCGACGCTTGAGCTCATAGTACACTGAAAGAGGTAATGACGCCACCTTATTAACGTCTCTGTATCTATTCGGTGTCTCTTTATATTCGTTTTTATTTCTTTCGGCGATTGCGGAGACGTCTTGCTGTGTCTCGACGACATACTCGCCTTTATCAGTTACGTGCCAATATTTGGTAATTCCAGTTGCAGGATCTCGGTCAAATATACGCTTCATCTCTAACTCCAAATAAGTGGGGCGACAAAAGCCGCCCCGACTAAATTATGATGTTGCTAGGTCGAAAGCACCGCCATGTGCACCTTCGTTTAGAACCTTCAAGCCAAACTCAGCTAAGATCATACGCTTCTCAGCGTCACCGGTCTTAGCAAGCTCTACTTGTTGGATCGGACGTAGGTAGCAAACAGATGCATACTCTGGATCTAACATGAAGGCGTCACGGTCTCTTTGGAAACGGTTTGGAACCACATTCAAAGTGCCGAAGTCTGACATGTAAACGTCAGCCGTTCCAACGATTGTTGTTGGGCTGTCATTTGGAGCCATGTAACGCTGTGCAGCAATACCGGCAAAGCCTGATACGACTGTTTTGTTATGTGGACCAACCATTAATAGGCTTGGCTCACCACCGGCTGTAAATGCAGCTTGCATAACGTCTTTTAGCATTGCTTCGGTAAATGCAGCTTGTGTACCGTCTGTACGAGCGTCAGTACCATCACCGGTTGGTGAAGCACCGCCTGATCCGAATACATCGTTAGTTGCAATCCAAGCGCCTAGACCTGCGGTCTCACGGGCTGTGGAAGAGTTACCTGCTACTTGAGCATTGTTGTCAGTTAAAACTGCCTCAATATCTCTTTTAAGCTCTTTTCCGCGCTTTGCGAGTTGATAACTTAATTCGTCATTTCTACCGGCCAAATCTTGCGCTGCTAGGTTGTCAGCGACAATAGTTGTACGACGTAAAATGTGAGTATAGTTACCAACGCGAGTGGTTGCTGCCGAAGCATCAAAAGATCCTACGTCATCACCATCGATTTGAGCTGTTTTGCTTGTTGCAGCTAATGAGTCGGTTTGCCACTCAAAATAAGTATTAGATACATTTTCAGATCCAACATTACTTTGAAAAGGCGTGGTTTCGGGACTTATCGAACTGATAATGTCCGCTAAACTTTCACGAATACCTTTGGCGTCAAAGGACGTGAACGTATTTGTTACAATAGCCATTTATAAATCTCCTATAGTAAGGCTCTTATTGCAGAGGCCGCGTCTTGAATGCGGCCGGATTGTTTTGCGTTCTGAATCGCTTTTTGTGCCTCTGATTTAGGTTTTGGCTGTGATGCTTTTGTGCCGCTTTTTAATGTCTTGGCGCGTGTTTTTTTCGGCTTGGCCTTTGCCGCAGTAACTCGCGTTTCTCCTCGATCATATAGCATAGCTTTCCTCGCTAACTTCACAAGCGTGGCATGTTTCAAACCCGTGATGTCTTCTTCGGTAAATCCTTCCCCAAGTAAAAAGTCCCGTATTTGGGTTGCTTCTTGCGCCGCAACTTTAGTGTCGCGCCACTCAGGTATGACTTCCGGAAGCATCTCGCGCTGTTGAGCTACAAATCTTGCTTCATATTGAGCTCTTTGCTCTTCTTGCAATTGTTGCATTCTTTGTTGCTCAGCTTGAACGGCCGCAATTTGAGCCTCTCGCTCTTCTTGTTGCTTCCGCCATTGACGTTCTGCCTTCGCTGCCGTCTTAGGATCTGTATCATACAGGCTGTCCCAATCTGGCTCCGGTTCCTTGTATTCCAACCGCTCCTTTAGTGCAGGTAACAATTGGTTATACTGTGCACGTTCACCGTCAAGTTCAAGTTCTTTGGCTTCTAACGCTTTGCGCTGTTCTGCCAATTCTTGAGTCTTACGTGTGTAATCTCTCTGCCTCAGATTAGCTGCTTTCAGCTCTTCAACGGTTATCTCTTCACCATCGACCTCTACTATGGCCCCTAGTATATCGAAGGATTCGTCTTCCGAACTTTCCGCATCTTCCTCGACTTCAAGCTCCTCCTCAGATCCTTCGACAACTGAATTATCTGTTTCCTCAGTTGCCTCCATCTCCTCGGAGGGTTCAGCCTCCTCCACTACTTCTTCAGTGGTCTCAGCTTCAAGCGCATCAGTTGCCGCAGCGTTATCCTCTTCGGGCGCAATTATGGCTCTGATTGCATTTTGAGCACTTAACAGATCAGTCCCTAATGGGTTGTTGCTTTCTGCCATCTCATTAACTCCATATTATGGGCCTATTTTCTTTTTAATTCAATAGCCCCGTTATCTACCATTGCACGCAGCGATTGACGTACTAATTCAACGCCACGTAATTTCATGTAAATAGCCTCTCGGCTATCACCATCATTGGTTTCAGTAGATTTAAACTCAAACCAACAATCCTGCTCGATCTCGTCTAAAAATCTTTTGAGATCTGTATCTTTTAAAAGACGGTCTGCCTCTCTACCGTCATCTATTATTTGTTGCTTAGTCTTCACCACGCGCAGCCTCTTTTATAACATCTGCTTGGGCTTTCATTACTTCTCGATTTATAGCCAAATCAGATCTAATTTGTTCGACATTAAGTTGCGTGCCATACTTTGCTTTCATTTCTTCAGCCTTAACAAATAGATCCGCCTCTAGCTCGTCACGCTTCCGGTCATCTTCTAACTGAAACTGCTCACGTTTCATTTGAAGCTCGGCAGCTTTTTTCTGAATATCTGCTTGTATTTGCTGTATCTGCACTTGAATTAATTGCTCATTAATATCCGGTTTCTTAGGTTGTGGAGGCGGTTGGAACTGTGCCGGATCGCTCCAGAACTGCGAAGTATCTTTAAATCCTGCTATTTCTGTCATAGATTTCAATGTGTTAGAAAGTTTTTGCATGTCTGTAAGTGGATTGATTGGTCCCATCGTCTGCATAGCATCTTTTTGCATTTCTGCAATTTGACGCAGCATGACCATACGTTCAGTATCAGAACCGCGTCCTAGAGCCACATTTACTGAAACATCCATATCAGTATTCCACGCACGCGGATCTATTGGCACAAATTCATTTGTAAGTTTTATCATGCGCTCACGATCTTGGTGTGTGGTTACCAGATGAAGCACTAGCTCATACATGCGTTTAATACCTGTTTCGGCAAAGATGCGCGCAATCATTTCAACTTGCTGTTGTGCGGCGCTTACAGTGGCTGCCACAGCCGTTGCAGTACTAGACTGCAAAGCATTAGCATCTAAACCTTTTGACGCCTTAGAAATGCCCGTGCGAGCCTCTTTGACCTCATCCATATACTTGAGTACCGGAAAAGAAGCTTGGCCGACAAACGGCATACTTAGCGGCTGTATTTGTCCGGCAGCTCTCTGTCGTATAATTGAACCTACTTCTGTACTCATGGCGTCATCGATGTTTACCATACCTTCGACTACAGCCACCCGTGGATGAATTGACATACTCAAACTGTCGAGGGTGTTACGCATAATCGACGATTTGATTCTCTGCACGTCCATAACAGTATCAGCCACAGACATACCAAAAAAATCATGTGGCTCTGGATCTGGGCATAGCGTTGCAAACGGCGCCATATCGCACGGCTCGTTCATTAAGATTTTGTTGCCATCTCCTGCCGTACAAACTTTACGTAGCTCTGCAAGGCCGTCTCCGTCATAGTCAACTCTAATATAATTTTCTACGTATAGAACCTTTTTCATTGCAGGATCGTGACGCTCGTTCATCTCATTAGTTAATGCCTTGTTGCGCGTATAACGCTCGACGTTAGTATCCATATCGTCGTATGACGCGCCAAGCTCGGCTACCTCGTCGTAATCGTAACCCATCGCTACAAGCTCTGAAACAGTCACAATGCGCCGGTGAGCGACATAATCAGCTTGATCGACAGACTTGCTCTCACGACTAATTAAGAACTCTTCCGGAGGAACAGCTTCAATCTTAACGCGCCCGTCTGGATGCGTATATACAGCCCTAACGTCGTGCATCATAGGCGCAGGCATTTCTTCACCGGTAATAGGATCTTGCATCGGCTCACCCATAGGTCGAGACGCTGAGATCTCTACATCTACTTTTGGATCTGACATTAAAGCAGCAAGAGCCATATCATCTAGACCAGAATATGGTATCGTTTCAAATTTTGTTTGATCGTCCCAGTACACTTTGAGTATGCCAACCTTACGCACAAGCGCATCCATAAAAGCAGCATGCATTTCTAAGAAACCGTTGTTATCTCGGTTTATGATGTAATTAGCGTAATCAGTAGCCTGCTTGGCTGCGGCAACGTCCTCCGGACCCTGCGGCACGTATTCAACGCTTTGATCGCTACCGTGAAAAATACGCATAAGAGATGGCATAAGTGCTTGTACAGTGTCACGCACATCCATTGAGACAACTTGGCTGCGCCCGTCTTCCTCATTACCAAACGGTTCGCCTCGATAATATTGGGTGGCTGTGGCTCTCTGCGGCGAGATCCAGTTATCGATAAAATCAATTGCGTCGTCAATCTCTTTGCCGACGATGCCTTGCAGCTCTTCCTCCGGCATGACGTTAGGGTTCAGCTCCTGCTCAAGCTCGTCTGCGAGTTTGTTTACTTCGTAGTCCATGTGTCACCTCTCACGTCGATTTGGTTTCTTGTTCTTTCTTTTTCAGTGCCTCTATGCATCTACGGGGAAAATCTCTAACGATAATTTCTTTGTCCGAGCTCATCTATATATCCTAATCTCATCATTTCTGTTAATAAATCAGCAGTTGCTTCATCATACGTGCCTTTTGGCTCACCTTGCGGCAAAGGAAAATTTTGCACTTTTGTAGAGCGTCTAGTTGCGACATCAGGATCTCGAACCATAAAAACAATGTCGGGACGGCCGTCATTAAATCTTTTCGTTGCTTCCATAAACTCATCAACTGCTTTATCTCCAATTTCTCCGCGAAATAATTCTTCATCAAACGCTGTTCTAGAAACCGGCTTGAAACCTGCATTGCGATATAGCCTTGTTAACTCAGTGTCAAACGCATTTAGAAAAACACCATTGTTACCTTTACCGTCACCATACGCATAATTTAACGCTCGCTTCGCAAATTGTTTTGCTTGAGATTTTTTATTTTTAACTAAAGAAACAATCTCTCCCTTTGGCGTAATTGCAAATCCTGCGTCTGCGTTTGGAGAGGCAATCATCTGCATCCCTTTATATTCTTCTGGCTGATAGACACTTACTTGATAACCAAGCGGCCCTTGGCTGTCTTGTGCTTCTTTCAATATTCCTTGAAAATACTCTCTATTCTGTGGCGTTTGTGTGAGCTCTATTAAATCTGGAGATTGTCTTGCGGTTTTATATGCCTGACGAGCTCCAAACCCACTTAGACCAAGATCTAAAGCTGCAAACGCCGCATTACCTGCCGCCGAGCCCATATCACCTTGTTTATAATCTTTAACTGCTTGCCCTCCGGATAAAATGCCGGCGCTTACAGGTAAAATGCCAAGCAAGCCCTCTCGACCAACCATTCGTTGAATTGCATCTGCCTGATTTCCGTAAACTTTTCCGCCTAACAAACTTTCGGACATATCTCTGCTCATGCCGTAACCTTGCAGAATATCTTTTAAATCTTCTCGAAAAGTCGGAGTTCTCGCACGAATAGATGGTGGCTCTGGCGGTGCGTTTTGTATATTGCCAAACTCATCCATAAACACGTAACCGCCGTATGGTGAAGGAGTTGGTAATAATCTATCAACCATCTTAATTTCTCCGCTCTGTAGAGCTTAAATAATTTAAAATATCTCTTGTATCGGCAGGAGTTAACGCCGCAGCCCCTCCAAGCCCAAAAATTGGAATACTGCCGCGAACCATACCTCTCACGACATCTTTTGGCGCCATACCCGTTACTGAACTGGTTCTCTCGATAGCCTCATTTACAAACTGAATCATAGGCTTTCCTGTTTTTTCTTTGCCGCCGTGCCAAATAACTTCCTGCATATTTCTTGGATCTGTGCCATATTTATCTGCCAACCGATGCACCGGTTCTTCGGATAAACCGTAAGTACCTCTTACCGGAACTTTCAATTTATATCCTACAGTAGACATAACCTCGTCCATAGTAGCTCTATCAGAAGCTCCTTGAAAATTTGTAGAAAAATTAAATCTTTTAGGGTTTTCTGCAAAATCAATTAAACCGCCGGCATCTTCGATTTTTTGTGCATTTCTTGCATTAGTTCCTAAAAAACGCCCACCAATTGGGAAAGGATAATCGTAAGCATTTTCGGGTAAATTTGCTTTGTTAAATTTTCTAAAGTTATCATACATGGCCATCAATAAATTTGATGTGGGATCAGCTCCGCCCGTCCATGCAGCCATAGGATCAGCAAACATATTTTTAAACATGGTTCTACCGGCTGTGGGGCCATACTCATCGATAAATTCTTTTTCCAACTGACCCATAAAATACCATTTGTCGCTGTCTGGTATATCTAATCCTTTTAAATAAGCTTCTTGCAATCTCTTAAAAGCTTCTGGGTCATTGTATTGCTGTCTGTACTTTTCAATGGTTTGTGGTTTTACGGGAGTTATTCCAAGCGTTTGATTTGGCCCTATATTGTAATTTTTAGGATCAACATCAAATCTTTTACTTACGTCAAAATACGGGTCATAATCATCTGCATCTATACGTCGCTGTATAAGGTTACGTTCTTTTTTTAATTTTTTTGCTTCCTCACTGAGATTTTTTGCTAAATACTCTTTACCGCCTTTAGTTTTATCAATTGCTAAAATAGGCGGCAAAGTCTCAGGGTATCTAGCCCTTAATCCCTGTCTTAATAAATCGTCTAAAATACTCATTTATCTGTCCGAAAAAAAATTTAACAAACCCTGCATAGCGCCTACGCGCCGCATGGGTAAAGAAAACGCGCCGGATGCTCCGGCCGCAACTGCTTGTAAAAGATCCATAGGGTTATTAGCGTTTTTAGCCGCTTGTAGCTGTATGTCCATTTGATCTCTGCCGGCTTGACGTGAGATAGGGTACATTTGCGCTAAACTGGCGCCGGCTCTTGGCCCAAAGCTATCCGTTTGCTCCCTAAAAAACATTTTTTCATTGCCGGAATCCATGCCTTGATACATATCAAGAGCTCGCTGCAACGTATTTTCGGAAAACTTAAACGCTTCTTGATCGTTTTCCATCATACCATACGCGCCGTCAAAATCTCCGGTCATAAGGTAATATTTTTCGCGTACATCCATTACCACTTAACCTTATTAGCCCAAAACGCCGCAGACATTTTACCTTTAGCAATATTTTTAGCGTGCCTCGCCTTAAAAGATTTTGCACGCTTTGTCATTTTTTTGTCGCCGGTTTTACCTTGTTGGCCAAACCTAATCGTTTTTATCTTGTCGCCTTCCTTCGCTACCACCACATGAGATTTTTTTGGGTGGTTAGGCGTGCGTTTAGGCTTGTTGTAGCCTGAGACGCCGGCACGGGCTAAACGTGGGTCTTTTTTGCTCATCTAGCTCTCCTGACGGCTCTTTTCTCCGCCTTCGTATATTTTGCGTTCTGCTTACCGGCTTTTGTCGCTTTGTTCTTTGCCCTAGAGCCTGCGGCTTTCTGTGCCGCCGTCAAGCTATCACGGGCAGACTTCGGCAGGTATCTACTTTTACCCTTCTTACCGACGTAGTCCCATTTCTGCTTGCCCCACTTTTTGAGCGATTTCTGCGACTTTTTCAAAGGCATTACTTATACCCTCCGCCGGCTTTCTTATACTCGTTAGCCAAGAGCTGCGCTTTGCGCGCAGACCAC